TTTCAATAAAAACAGAACGTAAATGATTTTTTTTGTTTAATAATTTAAATTTATGAGTACCTTGTGTATTAACAGTGGTAAAACCAACTGTGTTAATACCTGCGTTGAAATCATTAACTGTTTCATATAATCTTATAGATGATAAACCAACAACTTCTGGAAAATATACTGATCCATTTGATAAGAACTTATTTTGATCTGTGTTAGATCCTCTAAATGATCCTATACCTAATGATGAGTTATTATTGTTATTGTATACTAAAGGTTCTCCACTAAGAAGATTATGTGGTTTATCAAATATTATTTGATCAAGTGCAATATCAACTCCTCCTCTTGTAGCAGCATTTCTTCCATCAAATGATAATTCTCTAAATCTCTTTGATACTATTGGTTTTAAAACTGCACCAGAACCATTACCACCAGTTATTGTTAATGATAAAACTTTTTCAATATCAAAATCTTGCTGATCAACTAATACCTCTTTAAGTTCTCCCTGAATAATAGGTTGAACTAATGCTGTTGTTCCTGAAGAAACTTGAGGTATAGTTATAGATGGTAGATTTATTACATCAAAATTTGTACCAGTATTCAATACTTTTACATTATTTAATGGGCCATAATAAATTTTATCTTCAGATTTATAGTTTGTTATCTCTACACCATTAACTAATATACCAGTTGATCCTGATTCTGTTGGTGTAGATGATCCAGACTCAATATTTGATATTGCAGGAAACTTTTTAAGTATTTTTTGAACACCTATTTCTTCGTTTTTATGACGTAATAGAACAAAACTATGAGTGCCGGCACCGCCTGATGTAAATTGTAGAAAATCTGAAACAGGTATGAAGGATCTTGAACTGTATAATCTTATTTGATTTTTTTGTGTTAATACCTCAACATAGTAAACACCTTCTTCTAAACCAGTTAATGGATTATTAGATGGTTTATAGAATACTGCATCACCAGTTCTAAACTCAGTATCAGTGGCAAATGATATAATTGAAAATTTTTGTGCAACATTATTGAAACCTTGTAAAAAAGTTCCTGATGCATTTGGAATCACACTCTTAGATACTGTTTCAGTGATATCATAAGAGGGTAGTGATGATGATGCTACATAGTAATTTTCATCATTTTGATTATATGTATTTTGGACATTAGATGTAATTACATTGTTTCCAAACTGTAATTGCGATGTGCTACTGAAAGCTCTATCTAATTTTCTACGAATATCATAACTAATACCCACTGCTGGTGTAAATCCTACAATATTATCTAAAATTAACTGTTTGTCTAATAATCCAGTCGGATTTGTGGTTTTTATAATCGCACTACTTACATCAACTATATTAGTATTTCTTCTAATAATATCAACTTTATCACCCTCTTTTAAATTAGACTTATCAAAATTAGATTTGAGGAGGAAAGTAGATCCATTAATACTATCGATTTCAAAAGTACAAGATGTATTGTAAATCCATGAATTAAAAAATACTTCCTTTTTAGTTTTATTAATTATTGGATTTGGAATTACTTCACCTAAGTTTTTTACGGTGATTCTTTCACCTTCACTAGTAACACTAGACCCTTTGTTAGCTAATAATTTAAAATCTGATAATACACCAGTAATTCTTAATTCTACCTTTTTGCTTATATCTCCATTTTCATAACCAAAAACAAATTCATCAGATCTAATATCATCAGTGCTTGTTATAGATGAACCAATACCAGTGCAATTTAAAAACTGATTAACGGTCTTATCACCGTATGAAATTGTGTTTGCACCTGTTAGAACAACTCCTGTTGTTCCAAACCCCACAGTTGAATCTACAGTGATTACAGAGGATCCTACAGATACATTATCAATTACTTTTGATTTTCCGGGGATAGTAAAAGTGCCATTGATACCACTTCTATCATTATATCCTACAAATAAACTTAGTTTATAAAATGTCTTACGATTTCGTGTTACAATTTCAACTTCAGATACAGATGCATTTGTTTGAGAATCATTTGATTTTGTAATTGTTTGACCAAGTAATTTATTTGGATCACCACTAATTACCTCTGCTAAAATTATTTCTCTACGAATATACTCAGCTCCAGATGGTTTTATTAAAAATTCTTCTAAATCAATAACTTTTGGTGTCAATCCGAATAAAACATTAAATAAAATACGGAATGACTCTGCAGTTCCTTTAGATTGATATAATGATTTGGACTCTTTTATAAAATTACTTACATCAATATCTCCTACAAACTTTGTATCTTCTAAGCCGGGAGTCAAAGTTTTCTTTACTTTCTTATAAAATTCTTGTAAAAATAGTACACTTAAGTTATTAACATTAGAATCAGCATCATGAGAACTAGTTGTTGATGTTGAAAATACTAACTCACCCGGATTATTTGTGCTTGTGAATGAACTTATACCACTAAACCCTCTTACACATCCAGTAAAACTATTTGTTGTAATACCTGTATATGTGATTATCTCATCATCAATCTTTAGAAGTCCATATTCATTCGGGAATCCCTTCGTAGATGATACTGTAATAGTATCACTTACAGTTGTTATACCAGCAGTTAATGTAGTTACACCAACAATAACCTCTGGTGTTAAATTATCTAATTTTAAATATTGATCTAAATTATCACTTAAATCTACTACACCACCTCGATGTTCTTGAGAGATGTAGTATTGTTTAAGAAAATCAACTGTCTTGGGACTTTCTGAGAGTATAAACTCAGGAAGTTGGCTTTCTATGACTTGTTGGACTTGTATACGTTTTTCGATTCCAGTTCCTATCATTTTATGACCTGTTTAGTTCTCCGTTTGAGTAGGATGATGTTACTTTATAACCAACACCAGAAATTTGTTCACCAGATGTAATAGTGTCTTTCACCATATTTATGGTACTACTGGGGATGTTAAAATCAAGATATAAATCTTGTAATCCTATAACATCATTGGATTCTGGGAATGCTTGAACCTCTACTATATTATTTGGTTTTTCAGTCTCAGTAATATTAATGGTTGTTAGATTAACTTCACCATGAACATAATCTACAGTCCCTGCAGAAGCGACTACAACAACGTTTGTTCCACTTATTAGATCTTTCTTAACAACTGATATAACTCCTGTCTTTAAATCCTCATTTGGAGTATCAGTTATGTATACTATATCACTATTACCTTGTATTTTAAAACCAGTGCTCTTAATATTCAATCCACCGGGTTTGACATTAAACTCATTACCAAAACATAACTCATATTGTGCGAATTGATTGATTAATGCATTCAAGTTTCTTCTTATTTGTATTCTGGTAATATTTGATGAGATAGCCCTGTCAATATTATCAATTACATTGAGAACTTTACTATACTTAAATCTACCACCAAAACGATTGACATCCCCAGATTTTGAATATGTATCAAGAGATGAAATTACTTTACTTCTCAAATCGTTTATATTTGTTACTGCAGTAGAATCATAGTAAATAAAGGATTCAATCTCAACATACAATACTTGAAGGTCAACAATTTTTTGGTTAATACCTGTTAATGAATAACCCTTCAATTTTTGTAAAATTTGTGTTTTATCAAAATCAGATACAAAATCACCATTTTTTGGTTTAATGGTGATGAATACCGTACCAAATTGAGGAGGATCTACCTCTTCACCACCCACGACTGATACACTTTCTGTGTTAGGATATACAGTTTGGATAATAGATTCATAATCTCTTGCTGTAACCGCCCTGTACTGTGCAGAGTATAGTCTAGGTGCAAAATACTTAACAGAATCTATTGATTCTATATCACCTCCATTAGATGCAGCCTGAACTGTATCAACATTCGGTAAAGATGTAGGGACTACTATATTATTATTTGAATCTTGAAAACTACCAGAAAACGTAAAGACAGATGGGCCATTCCCATCCTTTCCAGAAGTCACTACATATTGAACTGTAATAACTGCTCCATTTTCCAACTTTTTACCAAAAGTTCCATCTCCAAATAAAAGTTCATAATTCTCATCTTGAATTTCTTGTATTAAGTATGTCTCTGATAGTGATGTAACACCAACAATATTATCAATTAACCTATATTGCTTACCTATTCCGGGATCTGCAGCACCTTTTACATAAACAACGATTGATGATGAATCTATTGATGAATTATTCAGAATAAATCTTTGTTCTAGTGAACCATCAACTACAAACTGTGATGTTAAATATGTTCCTTCTAATACCTTTATTGGTTCCTCTACTGTTCCAAATTGTGCTAATCCATTAACAACCGTAGTTGTAATACTTTCAGATATAGAGAATATAAAATCAGTATCATCTTGAGTTCCTACACACACTAAACCGGGTTGTAAAGTTAATGTCGGACTATTTGTACCAGTTGCTACTTGAAACTTAATTGATGCTCTGGCTGCTGTTTTAGAGCGTGGTACATAACCAATATTTCTTGCAAGTGATACTACGTTCTCTCTTAGAGTTGCTGAATCAAGAAATGACTCATTTACAACTAAGTTTGAATTAAATGCAGAAATATATGTGTTATATGCAAGAGTATCAATCAACACAGAGAAGTTAGACCCTTCAAAATCAAAGTCCGTAAAGTTTGAATTTGCTCGAAGGTAGTCTTTAATCTGCTGTTTTATCTGATCAAAGTCTAAATTGGTGAATTTTGTAAAAGGCATTATCTTGTTGCTTGTAATATGAACGTAAAGTCTTGTGTTGGAAACTCTTGACCAATAATATCAAATATAACATTCACCTCAAATTCATTTTGATCTGGTCTAGGTTCAACATTCACCTGCAAATTATCAGCTCTAGGTTCAAAGTTTTCAATAGAAACTTTAATTTGATCTTCGATAGCAGATGCGGTACCAAAGTCTACAAAGTTGTCAAAAAGTAAATTACGAACATCTGACCCTAAAACAGAATTAAAAAACCTCTCTGTTGGAATTGTTTGTACAATATTCCGTACAGATCTCTTGATTGCGTTCTCATTTCGCAAAACAGTAAGATCTTTTGTGACAGGATGAGGAGTAAAGGACAAATTTATGTCTTTAAATGCTCTTGATATACGTTTTACTGCCATTTAACAGAGTTTTTTTATTATTTATACCTATCTCGCGAAGTCCTTCATAATATAGTCATCAGAATCGAAGTGATTAAGCATCCACCATGCAAGTGAACGAGGATTTTTGTTACCACAAGTGAAAATATCAAAGGCAACACACCCTTTTTCAGGCCATGTATGCAAAGCAAAGTGACTTTCGGCAAGTGTTACGTTCACAGTGACCCCTTGAGGTTCAAATTGGTGAATAAAACAGTTTAGAAGATTATATTCTTCAGTTTTAGCAGCACTTACCATCTTATTTGCAAGTTCTGTCGGATTATTTAATTTTTCAAAAGGTACATTGTACACTTCGACTAATAAATGAGTGCCCATATGGGCATTTTTCACGTTTTTCATGTAGTTGTTGAATTTTCA